TCCCCATTTGTTTTTCTCTCGAATGGCTTTTTAGTTGTGGAAGCAGTTGTAGATTTAGACATATTTGTTTCTTAATAGAAGGGAAGGGATATATTTAAGTTCTTTTATCCAAAAGAACGAATATAGTTCTTGTATCCAAATTATCCAAAAGAACGAATATAGGAATATTCTCTTGTAAAAAAAATTTTTTATTTGATTATAATATATTACTTCAAAATGAGTTTTTTCGATTTTAACGAATTCATCAAACGTGCCATTAAGTACTTGGTCGAAGGTATTATGGTGGCTATTGCTGCCTATGCCATTCCAAAGAAATCTTTGAATGTAGAAGAAATTGTGGTGATTGCCCTAATGGCTGCCGCCACTTTCTCTGTTTTAGATGTATTTGTCCCATCCATGGGAGCTAGTGCCCGTTCTGGAGCAGGAACAGGTATTGGTCTAGGTGTTATCGGCGGTCTTCCTCTACGACCAATGTAAGAGAATAGAATAATACTTTTTTATAAAAATCAAAAGAATTATTTAGGTTCGTCTAGATTTAGCACTTAAATTTCGGACACTGGTTGCTGTACCCATGGACAAACTACCTGGTTTATAACATACAAGAGAATTATCCGAAAAAAGACTTTTCATCATAAAAGGGCGAGGTTTAGGCAATTCTTTGGAAGTGATTGCTGGAACCGGATTCCAGAATTGTACGTATCCATTTGAATTTATGGGCATGATTGCTATAATCTATATGTACATTATATTTTTCTTGCAAGAAATCCTAAACCGTTGGGAAATATTCCCAATCCAAATAATCACATACTTTCTTCCATATCATATCTTGTTCTAGTTGTTTGATTCGATCTTTCATCATGGGAATATATGGCAAGTACTGGCGTTGATCTAGTAAGATACAAAGCTGACATAAAATATAAGTATAATTGAAAAAATTTGTCCGTGTAATAGGACAAAATAAAGCCCATGGTTGTTGTATTTCAATAAAAAGCACACATAATGTTTCTATTAATTCGTCCTCCATTACCGGAGGTTGGATTCCAAGAATGGAATTGATATATTGAATGTGTTCGAAATATTTGTTATATCCTAAAATACTCAACATATTCCGCATTTCTTTGTAATTAATTTCCGATATATTCTTGCGTTCTTTCTGGATTCGTTTCTTCACCGCATTCAATACTTCTTCCGGGATTTTCGTCGTCTCTTTGGCTTGGAATTGCGAGAGAATTTCTTTGAAATGATTCAATCGAATATAAGCCGTATAAGACACTTCATTCGGCATTTCTTTATTGACTGGTTTCTGATTATCGACAATATGCAAGATGAATTTACCACATGCCGTATTATTGCAAATTAAAATACCTTCTTCTTCTTGCGGAATGAGTTCTCCCTGATTACATACTAGACAGGTATCCGTTTGCAATACATAATCTTGTAAATGCATAATTTCCCCTTCCACATTTTTCCAATACTCTTGATATATTTTCTTGGATGATTTATAACGATCACTATTCATATCCGCACTGTCTTCGGTTTTCGCCTTGATTTTGAAAAAACGGTTCATACTTTCCATATTTTTCGTGTTTTTTCCATTCGAAATTTTTTGTTTCTCTTCGTAATAATTGAAAATATATCGCGAATTATTCAACAAATAATCGTTTTTTTTATTACGGAGATTACGAATTTCTTGGCGCGTTTCTTCGATTTTATCCATATAATCGAAATATTCGTCACTATGGTTTTGATGATGCGCTTCTAAATGTTTTAAATGTTTTTTATATGTTTTTTTTTCTTCTTGCAGTTTCGGAATAGTATGATTTTCAATCACATAAAAAGTATTCATAATATCGGTATGTTTCTCATCAATATTTTTCTGGTCTTTTTGTTTTTTTTGTTCGGTTGTATTCATTCAAGAAAGATAATTATCATATACATAAGAATAGATTCGTGTTTTTAATTAATTACCTGGATAAATATATTTTGTGTATGCTGTTGAACTATCAGACATTATATTCTTTTATTGCATATTATATCGTATAGTATGGTACAAAATTAGTTATTGTCGGCATTTTTCTTACATAATGAGGATAAAATAGGACCAAAAAAGAATAATATACGAAAATCAAAAATAAAAAATGTTTAGGCATAATATATTCACACAAAATGGCAGGAGCCCTTATGCAAATCGTCGCCTACGGCGCCCAAGATCTTTTCTTAACCGGAACCCCTGAGATCACTTACTGGAAGGTTTCTTACCGCAGACACACCAACTTTGCCATGGAGAGTATTGAACAGACTTTCCAAGGACAAGCCGATTTCGGAAGACGTGTCAGTGCCATCCTTTCCAGAAACGGAGACTTGGCTTACCGCACTTACTTACAGCTAACACTTCCTGAGATCAACCAGGATATGCTTGGCACCCAGACTGGAGTTGGAAACGGTGTCTATGCTCGTTGGTTAGACTACATTGGTGAGCAATTGGTTGCCCAAGTTGAGGTCGAGATTGGTGGACAGAGAATCGATCGTCAATACGGAGACTGGATGCACATCTGGAACCAACTTACCATGAGTCAGGAACAGAGACGCGGATACTTCAAGTTGATTGGACACACCACCCAATTGACTTACATCACCGATCCTCAATTCGCTCCTATCTCTGGACCTTGTGCCGCTTCCGGAGGACCTTCCCAGGTTTGCGCTCCTAGAAACGCTCTTCCTGAGACCACCCTTTACATTCCTCTTCTTTTCTGGTTTTGCAAGAACCCTGGACTTGCTCTTCCTTTAATCGCCTTAAAATCTGTAGGGCAGAAAAGCACCCAACTCAAAGCATCCGAGCCCTGCTTTGAGAAAAATTTGTTGTGGTCTCGGGATGAAATGGATTTTCATCATACCCAGATGCTAGTCTCTTGTTGTTATTGAATCGCGAATAACAATAGAGGCAACATATCCAAATTGCTGGAAACCCGTAAAGCCGAATGTTACCAAGTATTATACGAAAGTGTAATATGGCTGAGAATAAACTCAGGTATGGTGAAAATACTTCGGATGATTATTATTCTTGCGAATAATGAGAAATTGGCAATCAGCAGCCGAGACTCTAAGTCCATTATGATAAGGATAAGAGTAAGGTTCAACGACTAAATGGTTATGGCTCTGAGTATTCTAATCAAATACTATGAAGGGTTAAGATATAGTCTAGTCCCCGGCATTTATATAATGATTAGGTCGTCATTATAAGCCGATAAATACCTCGAAAGAGGGGGTATAAGTGGTTCGTACAGTACCACGAAGTCAAGATCAATCTTGATATCAGACCTATTGGTGAGTGTCTATGGGCCGTCAAGTCCCTTTCTGCCGCCACTGGAACACAATCCGTTTCCCTTGCTTACCAACAATCTTTGGTTGCTGCTTCTCTTTACATCGACTATATCTTCTTGGATACTGACGAGCGCAGAAAGATGGCACAGAACCCTCACGAATACTTAATCGAGCAACTTCAATTCACAGGTGACGAGTCCGTCGGATCTTCCAGTAACAAGATCAAATTGAACTTCAATCATCCATGTAAGGAGTTGATCTGGGTTGTTCAACCTGATGCCAACGTCGATTATTGCGCTTCTTTGGATGCTGCCCAGACTCTTTTCAAGACTCTTGGTGCTCAACCATTCAACTACACTGACGCCATCGATGCTCTTCCTAACGCTATCCATGCCTTCGGAGGTCCTCTTGAAACCGCCGGTACCAACGGATTCATCACCAGCAATGGTCTTTTCGAGATGGCTGGTGCAATTGATGCCTTAGGACTTGATTTTGATCCTACACTTAGTAGTATATGGCAAAGTGCCCCAGGCAAACCTCAGAGACCTTTTAATGCTTCTGTGGAGTACCCAACTACATCTGGTGTCTCTGATGCAGGAACATTTGTTCTTGCCGAGACTGCTTTGGACATGCACTGTTGGGGTGAGAACCCAGTGGTCACTGCTAAGTTGCAATTGAACGGACAAGATCGTTTCTCTGAGCGTGAAGGATCTTACTTCGACGTTGTCCAACCATATCAGCACCACACCCGTGCTCCTGATACCGGTATCAACGTGTATTCCTTTGCTCTTAGACCAGAGGAACACCAACCATCAGGATCATGTAACTTCTCCAGAATTGATAACGCTGTTCTTCAGCTTGTCCTTTCTGCTGGTACCGTCCAAGGTACTGCCACTGCCAAGGTCAGAGTCTATGCCGTTAATTACAACGTGTTAAGAGTGATGTCGGGCATGGCCGGAATAGCTTATTCAAATTAATTTTGTTACTATTATAGTTTGCTTTTTTTCAAAATTAAAATAATTTTAACACTATAAAAATAAAATTAATACAA